CATAATAAAAGAAATATTAATACGAGCCTTAGGATACTTATTAGTAACATCATATCGCTTACAATAGTCTTCGATAACTAATCTGAATAATGTTTTAATTAAGTCTTCATTATCACCGAGACTATGTACAGATAACTTAAGTTTAGTACTATTGTCAGTCCATACGTCAAATGTTTTTGTCATTGAGTTTTTCCTAACACAATCATTGGATGACCTAAGTCATGTAGGTCTTTAGCCATAGCCTTAATCATTACATGAGCTACTACTAGTTGTGTCCCTAAGAACTTAAGTCGATTGAGTAGGTAAGTACAATACACTGCTAATAAAATTAACCCTATTACTAGGGTTGTCATTGTTGAATCCATAGTTCTCCTTGGGTATCCTTTAGAGCAGGGCTAAGATCACTGTTCCACAAGGGAAGGTAGTAAACATTAACTCCTTGATTGATAAGGAAGTCTACACCATTATTGTTCTTATATGCCTGTCTAAATACTACTGTCTTAATACCACATTGGTATATTAATTTAGCACAATCAATACAAGGAGCATGAGTAATATATAACACAGCATCTTGTGTAGAGTTATGTGATGCTGCTACCTTAGTAATAGCCATACTCTCTGCATGAATAACATGAGGATAAGTTTTATTATGCTCATTTTCACAGGTATTACATGTGCCTGGAGGAGTACCATTGTATGAGAAGGAAATGATATTACTATCCTTAACAATAACAGCACCCACCTTAAGCTTATTAGCCTTTGATTGTTGAGCTATTAATTCAGCAATCTCTAGATAAGTATTGTCATTCATCTATTTTATTTTTCCTCCATAATAAATCAATCATCATAAGAAAATATCGTTGGTCGCCTGTCTTAATAAACATATCAATGTTATAATTAATTTTTGCTTGCAACCTTATGTAATAGTTAAGCACGATTAGCTCGTGACTTAATCTTAGATAGATTAGATTCAAAGCAGTGGTTTAAACTAATACCATTCACACTAGCAATAGATGCTACATAGTAGAGTACATCGCCTAGTTCACTAGCGATTTCATCCTTGCTAAATATCTTACCATCCTTAAGTGACTTAACCTTATCATTGAGTACTTCACCTGCTTCTGCAGCGAGTCCCATATAATAGATTAAACCCTTAGTGTCATAGTCATTAGAGTATTGCTTAATTGTTTCTTGATAACCCATATCATCGATGTCTGTTGATGTAATCATTTTAAGTTGTTTCCTACGTTATAATAACCTTGTTGATCTTCGAGGAGTAACAGTAGCATGGTCTCAAGGCGGTACATTTCTTTCGGAGTACCTTTTGCGAGTATAGTTCTAGTGAATCCATCTTTACCTTGATTGAACTCTTGGAGAAACTGAATGCCACTACCAATATAACCATCATCTTCATCACCCACATGATAACCAATATATTTCCTTCCTGTTTCTAAGTTAACCCACATATAAACAAATGCTTCTTTAGATGTAGTGCTAGGAGATACTAGTGGTGTATCAGATAATTGTAAGTTACCTGCTTGATACTCTTCCCAGTACTTCCAATTATAAGATACCATATAGCCACCCTTATGGCTACGCCAAAGGATAACAAATGACTCTGAACCTTCTTCTTGTAATAAGAAGTCATGTACATGAGCATCATAAGTACCTACAAAGGTTTGATTACCAATCTTAATATCAATCATTTGTTTACCTGAAGAAGTCTCATATACATCAGAGACTTCATCAACAATACATTTAAAGATATCAAAGACTAATTCTCTGCCACCGACCTTGTCGGTAAAGCTTCCTACTTTAATCATAGAATTTCCAGTACAGTTAGTTTGTTAGCTGTATACCATAAACCACCTTGAGTAGCTGGTCTTTGATGTGCAGTGTAATCTTCAATATGAACCTTACACCATACACGACCTTTCTTAGATAGATGAGGAGCAATAGGCTCTGCACATGTATGCCATCCAGGTCTTACAGCATAACCCTTAGTAGGGTGGTTCTCTGCTAATACAGGAACACCTACCTTGAGACGTTGTTTACGATTAATAAACAGTGGTCCGATAGAACCATTCTTATGAAGACGAAATAGCTTATATGCAATCATTTTATTTTCCATTACAATCGTTAGTAAGTTTAGTATCTGTTTGTTTAAGTTCTTCAGAAGGTAATACTGGTTTAGGTACACTAGCACCTTGATTAGGTATTACACAAGGTGTAGGGTCAGTTGTTGTAGCCAAGTCTATCTCCATCAGCGTTAAAGTAATTGTTAACTCCTTCAGAAGTTTTTACAGTATAACCAATCCAATCACCATTATTGTTAAACACATTGTTAGGAGATTCAAAGTTATAAGGACTGTTGTTAACATTATAAGGAGAGTTATCGAGATTATACGGAGAATTCTCTAAAGCATAAGGACTATTAGCAGGATTTAAAGGTGAGTTAACCCACCCGTAAACCTGCCCGTAGCAATTAGCTGAGAGTAATCCTAAGACTACTAACCATCTATACAATTACTTTACCTTGTTCTTTGTAGTTGATAAGAGCGTTAAGATACCATTGAGCTTTCTTAAGCTCTTGTACTTCCTCATCTTTCTTACCATTACGCATTAAATATTTATACACTTGACCTAACAAGTGAGAGTTAACTCCTTCTTGGTTAGCTAACATATACACCATCATTTCAGCATATTGATATCCTGGAACAACATCCTTATAGTGGCTAGGATTAATAGCATCTAATTTCTTTTCTTCAGTACAGTTAAACTCTTTACGAGCAGTAAAACCTTCAAGACCTGAATGCTTAATAGCATACTCATCAAAGAAATCTGGTATCTTTAATTCAGGTTTCCATGCAGAAATTCTTTCAAGACCTTCCCTTATAGCTTGTAATTCAACATAGCTATTACCTTTGTTTACGACTTCATTATCTCGATAGATAATAAAACTAACACTAGCAAGAGGTTCTTGATCACACAATTCTAAAAAAGCATTTTCTGCTTTTTCAAAGCGATCATGAGTTTCTTTGCGTACTCCATTTACAAATAAATCGTAGATATATTCCATACGTGTCCTTTAGTTAATATACATCGCCATTCTCTTGTATCTTCTTATCTTCATAAGGAGCAATTGCTCGACGATACAATTCTAATTTACATCCTTCTAATGCACCCATAGCATCGTTATAACGCTGATAATTTGCTTTATAGGTATTTTCTTCGTCACTGCTTAAGTATTCTAATACAACTTGAGTAAGAGTATAATTGAGTTCTCCTGCATTAGTAGGAAATCTCCATGTTAATTCTTCTCTATCTTCTTCTTTAATATAAGGCATTATTCTTCCTCAATGATATCATCTAATTGAAAATTACAAGCATCTATTGGTTCAAAATCAATATATCCATTATAAAATATTTCTTTGGCAGCATCTAAAGATTCTGCTTCAATTATATTTTCATAATAAACAGTTTCACTACTTTGAAAGTTATATTTAGGCATTATACAGTCTCCACCATCCATACATCGTCACCAATGCACCATGTCTTTACTGTAACATTCTCTTCTTCGTCAGTAAAGTAGTACACATCTTCAATACAGTCATCACAAAAGGTTTGTAACCATAAGTGAGTAGATAGTAGCTTATCACTTCTAGGTAGAGTTCTATTGGTAATAAGTTGTAACAGCTTCGATTGCGTCTGTAAGGTCATTGTAAATCTCCGTAGCGTAAAACTCTATAAATGGGTGTTTGAATTGATTCTCATCTGTAACTACAATGATAATCTTATTCTTGGTATGTGCATGAGCTATCTCACAGACAGTACCCCATTTCTTTCCTGGAGTAGAGTCCTTAAGGTTAGCTAATATAACAGAGCTATAAGCAATGTCTTGCAAGTCATGTTTAACTACACGACCTGCAGTGTAGTCATTCTTTAGTTGGTTGTGATAAGAGATACGACGAGTAGGGTCTAATGTATCTATATCAGCAAGGTTAAGTAAATAAGTAGCTTCGTTACGCCACTCAGTCATTTCTTCATATGTAAGACCTTCCATAGGACCAGCAAGGTATACATGTTGTTTGTGTTTGTAGGTCACTTAAGCAATCCTTTATGTTGTTTATTCTTAACATAATCTACTGCATCCCAGAATCCAGCTTCATATTGGTCTGTTTGAACACCATGCATGGTAATATCTTCAGCCCATACTACCATTTTATTTAAGTGTTCAAGCTCCCTATATTGGCTTTCAATAAGTTGTTTAGCTGCTTGTAAAGCATCTAAAGCCTCATTAGGATTTGAAACATCTTCAATTATTTTTAATACTGATCTAGTAGAGAATCTCATTTGACGTCTATTACTCCTTGTTTAACCCTGTAAGGGTAGTTTGATTCAACCCAAAAGCATCTGTATGTACCATCTTTAATTGATAACCAACCATTCCACGCAGCATATGTAGTAGCATAGTCACCACAAACTGTATGTGAATGTTCTTCTTTACCCATAGTAAAGCCAATATAAAGACTTAATAAACAGACTACTAGTTTTGTCTTCAAAGAATTCCCCATCTAACTAGTGCGTATATTACATAAGCAATTAAACCAAACGCATACATAATAGTAGCAACAAATTCTACTAAGAATAATGGAGTATCTCTTTGTAGATATCCTGCAAGAGTCCATAAGCCAGAGCCTATAAGACCAAATACAATGTTAAGAGGATAAATGTTAATGCTTGTTAGTGCAATACCAATAAGACATAACCCTGTACCCCACCATTTAAGTGTTTTCATATACTATCTCTATAAGTTCCTCATCAGGTTTAACCATCATCAAAGCATAAGAGAGAACATAGTATGTATCTACTATTTCTTTAGTTGTTTTATTTCTAATTAAATATTTTCTTTGCATTTGATTTCCCTTAGAGCTGGGTTAGTTTATCCTATGATAATTATGTGTAGGGTTATTAAGCATCGAAGCAATTAATTGCTCAGTAGTATAAAACCAAGCTAGATGTGGTGTACGACCATCATTAGTTATTACTTTGAAGCTCATACTTCCTCACCTATTTCAGTTATATCGTGTATTTCTTCTTCGCCATATACAATATCTTCGTCAATAGGTTCATCACCAACAGCATACATAGAATACGCTTTGTCTTCAGCATCTTCTTCTGTATCAGCAATAACTTCATATGTGTATACAGTAGTTTCATTACGAGCAATAGTTACATGGTATATCATCTTTTCACCTTAGAAATAATAGTAATACCTTCGTTGAATTGAGCATAATAACGAGCTTCTTTAAGAGTCTTAAATAAAAAGTCTTTATTGTTAATAGTGAATTTCCATTTCATTATGCTCTCCAAGAAGCATCATCAACTTCTTGAGCTTCGTATTCATCAAACATTTCTTCAAGACAAAATCCTTCTACTAAGTCTGAAGGGATATTCTCTAGGTCTTTCTTACAATTGTAACTGTAAGTCTGATCATGACCATTAGAGTATGTACCTACATAACAACAACCAGTCTCTGAGTATTCAGCATCTACAATATACCCATGAGAGTCTTCCATCTTGCGGAAGAATTCTATAGGTGGATTCCATGCTGTATCAAAAGATATTCCGATATGGTTAGGTCCACTATCAAATACCTGTAAGTCACAACCAGCTACATCCCATTTAGTACCCCATTCGCCAACAGCGAAGTCATACCAGTCTTTATAACCATACTTTTTAAGATTACGATTATTAGCTTTTTCCATAGCTTCTTGTTTATCATCATCACTAAAGAAACCTTTATCAGTGTTCATTAGTTCTTCTGGCATGACAACAAACTCATTGAAGAAGTTAGTATCTCCGTCGATGACTCTATTAATACGAGCAATCATCTCAGGATTTTCATGATTGAATACTACAGAGTTATTACACCAGTTCGGCATATGTGAGTTCTCCGATTTGAGCATTGTAAGTTTTATGTACGAAGTTCATTAGACCATAAGCATCTTTCTTTTCAAGGAAGTCTTTGATGATAGTATAATCAGTGAATACAATATGACCATTATCAATTAAGAATTGAGCAATATTATCTTCATCGAGTTTCATAAGGATAGTGTCGTATTCTGCATTATAAACAGCATAATCAACTACCTCATCAATATCTAATTCATTAAGAACTTCATCAGTATCTACATCTACAGTAATATATGGCATGTTAAGCTTCCTCTATTTTATGTTCAAAGTAACGGGCATCTAGTATTTCTTGGCTATCAGGTGTAGCATCGTTGAAATATCTATCTTCGGCTAATTCAAAAGCTTCTTCTGGTGAATTAGCTTCAGTATAGTAACCATAAGCATGAATTTGTTTTTCTTTAAATTCTACATAGTACTTAGTCATTAGCTTCCTTGATTCTTACATATTCAGGCTGTTCGAAGTGATCCCATGTAGATTCTTCATGGGCTTTATCTATGGCTAAGTCTTCGTTTTCAGCATCAACATAGACATAACCATAGGAGACAAATACTACACAATATTTAGGCATTAGTTTCTCCTAGATATTTTTCTAAGTGTTTACTGATTTTTGCTTGTTTCTTTTTGTGGTTAATTATACTGTGGATAGGAACAAATACGAGTACAACTAAACCACAAATTAGCATATAAGTTTCAATAATAATCATTATTACTCCTTAAGCATCTAAGAATTCCTCAGTTAGATTCCATAACCAGTTATTAGCAGTAAGGTCAGCGTTAGCACCTCTTACTGAGCGAGTAAAGAACTTACGTTTCTTACCTTCAACTTCTTTAGATAAACCACCTCTGATAATGTTCTCT